AAGTTATACGTTCGGATTGTGAAGCTCAACAACAGCTGCAAGAGTTGTCGTTACTCCATCAGCATTGAGCAAGTTAATTGCTTGCGAACGAAATACCGCATTCGTTACAGCCACGCCAGTAGTATTGAATTTGCCAGTAACAGCATCAGCCTTACAAGCAGCGCCATCAATAACACCAGTGCCAGAATCAACAGCCGCCCAAACTCGGCCACGCGTCAATACTGATACTGCAGTCTTATCTGGATACTGACCAAAGACAGCATAGACATGATCATGAAGCGAAACGCCAACGCCAAGTGTAACTGAGGCGCCATTCTTGATTGTCATGGCGCCAGCGCCAGTCCGTTGAACAGCAACACCAATACCAACGCCTAGTGCCGGATCACTAGCAGCAAAAGTATCAACATTGTCGTCCATGCTGTCTTCTTTCATTCCAACAAAGGCAGGCGCCATATAGTTGGAATAAACATTATTGCTAATTGAGAACGACATTTATGCTGCCTCCTTTTCACCGCGAATACGAGCAATCATTTTTGCCCTTGCGTCCATAGATGAAAGCGAACCACCAGCCTTGCTATCTTGTTTCGCAGTGGTAGCGGCCTTTTGTTTTGAAGTCGTCTTTGACTTAGCATCGTCGTGACTGATTGCTAGATCGTATGCCGAATCAACATAGTCATCGGAACGTTCTGCAAAGTTAAGATCATTGCCAAGCTTCTTGACAATAGCCTCTTTCAATTCGCGATCAGAAAGACCATCAAACTTAATGCTGAGCTGATCAGCCTTAGATTCAAGAGCGAGACGCTGCTTGGCTGCGGAACGTTCCGCCTTCAGCGCAGCTTCATGGTCCTTAACCATCTTGGACAACTCAGCCTTAGCAGCATCACGCTCACCTTCAAACTTATCAGCGCGCGTCTGCAAATCTTTGAGCTTAGCAATAAGCTCATCAATCCTTACCACCACCTCAGGAGCGGCAGGATATTCAAGGCCGTTATCAAAACGAACCTTGCTCAATGTTACCTCAACCATATCAGTCTCCACAAGAAATGAACTAGCATCATCGGCGTCTAGTCGCAGCCTGGCATTCCCAGCACGACCCTTATGGACTACAGCGAGATGATTGTAGCGAATGTTACGCTGTATACAATCATATCGTTGTCCATTTAATTCTCCTGGCGTATCTTCAACACTACAAATATAACCTAGTGACAATTCTCTCCTGGCGCCGATGCGCTTCACATTATGTATTACTACATCAGCCACTACATTTATTTCATCTTGTTTCTCGCCAGGAGACATTACGCTCCCAACGATAACATTGTCCAGATCGTGGGTGGCATTGACCATACCACGATGGCCATCGGTGATTGGAATGGCGCGTAACGAACTCAGACTATCTGCACTGAATACTTCTTCTGCTGGCCGATACTCTCTGACAACCTTTCCTTGAGCGTTATGATACGAGAATATACCTGCCCGCGTAATGACTGGCTTATCTACAATCCAACCTTCCGCAGTGACATCCGCTTTGACGGTTATACTATCATAACGAATTGACATTATGCATCTTCCAGTAATGAAGCTTCAAAGGCAGCAAACTCAGGCAATACTGGTTCTGCCCAACAACGACATTGAATGTCCTCTCCTGGATGTCCAGTAGCAGGTGGGCTATCCCAAGAGAACAATTCGCCATCGTTATCTTCATGCGTGTCTCTTACGCGCTCATCTCCAACTGTTCTCCAGATATAACCAGACACACCCAGATCCGTTTGTCTCTCGCGCGTAAGGTTCCCATTCAACTTTGATACTTGATCACGCGCTATTAGTTTCGCTCTGCTATCGGACACATCAGTTCTATCAGACATTATATCATATATCTGATCAGTAACATCTTTTTGATTCGTGCCCTTAACCAAAGCCTCTCTTGTCAGCTCCGCTATTTGGTGACTCGTTTTGAATGGTATATCTTTAATGAGCAGGCTATTATTACGCGACCAATTCTTCATCAAAGACATATATTTCTCTGGATCCTCTTTGGTCGGATTAACTCCATACTGAGAACGTATCAACTTTTGCCATTCAGCTTTATTGTGTTCGTTTATTCTGGGTCCGAGCCGAATCATTTCTTTGATAGCTTTATTGGTAGGCTCTGTCATATCTTTTTGAATACGATTCATTATCCTACCAAGAGTTGTTCGCCATCCTTCATCCTGCCTTACTGCGTCTTGTTTGATTTCTCCAGTAACCAAATGGACCGCTGTCGCCTCTTCAGCCATCGCCTCTACATAAGGCGACATGTTCTTCTTCAGTATCATTTTATATTGTTTATTCATCGTAAGCAATATGCGACGGTAAGCCGCATCGTGACTTGTAGGATATTTCATAGGTGTAATCGGTTTGCGTTTCATGGCGTAACATATTTGATACGTTCATCCAATATATTCAAGTAACGAAAGATACAACGAGACTGGGCAAGTAACAAACGGCTGGTCTTGATCTTGTTATCTTTGTCGTCGCGAATTTGCATAGTTACTCTATCATAATAAGCTGAAATGATTTTACGTTCCTCAATCAAATCATCACGTAAGGACATTGGCTGGCTTTCGCGCTCCTGGCGCGACACCCTCATCATCAGGAACTTCTAGATCAGCCGGGTCAACTCCTTCTGCGTAGTTAACATCTCCCTCAAAGGATGGGAGTTCATCTACAAACTCATATTCACTATACTTGTTCACTACAATCCTGCGTAGTTCTTCTGGCGAAATAATACTGTTGTTCATTAGAGTCATCAATGTATTTACTTCGATGGAGTTAGCTTCCTGATTTGTTTTGTTTGTCGTAGCAATTTCTGTTTCGCTAGGAACCCACAACGGATTAAAAACAATCTTCCACTTATCAGGTATCGGATCAGAGTATGTGTTCTGTATGTATAACAAAGCCGTTAGCTTTTCCAAACAAGGCTTCGCTATCACTTGCTGGATATGTGATACCATGCCGTAATAAGATTCAAGGTCACCAGCGCCAGTAGCATTAAGGCCGGTTGTTGATTTTCCGAAAAGAATAACAACAGGGATATTACTGCTGGCCGCCAAAGCTGTTTGATACTCTTGAATAACAGATTGGACACCATCCAATCCTAGGTTCTCAATATTGTAGTCGTCATTCTTATCAACCACAACACTATTGAGATTGCCACGAACCAAGTCAACAAGATTGATACGGCGAGAAACAACATCATCCATGCCCTGGGCAAATAGATCACCCAATCCTTCCATGGAGTATATACCTTGTTGCTTTCTTTCAAGCAATCGTATAGTCCATTGCAGCGCCTGGTCATATCTTGATAGGTCATCGAGACAACCTTCCAATACTGAGCGCCCCACCCAATTGATACCTTGGCGAGACACTTGCTTGAGTGGAAGTGGTTCTCCTGACATAAAGATCATTCTTGTTTCGTGAACAAGAAACGTATTTACTCCTGGCGGAGTGAGATCGTAATATTCAACCTGACCAAACTTTACTAGATCGAAAGGATCATTGTAGGTTCGTTCAGTAGGCTTTATGCAAGTAATGTCATACACTTTTAGCTCAACCACTTCCTCCACAGAGTTATAGTTGAGTGGTTCCCAGAGTTCACCACCATCCTTTACTATGATCAGTATTACTGCGCCGCCATAGAGCCTAGTCCAACGGATGGCAGTAGACATTTGCGTATATACGGACAGTCTATCATACTCATCGTATATACTGCCCTCTTCATCTCCCTCAATTGTTACGCCGCGTTGCAAGCAATCATCAGCTGGGCGATCAATAATCTTTTGGGCTATACCACTACCAGCATAGATGTCTGCGTAATCGTAATAAGAATAGCGACTGGCCCAGAAACGTTCTAGGCCACGACGCCAAGATCCACCGTTATGGAATGTAGATGCAGTCCTATCAAGGCCAGCAGTATTCAGACCAGACAATACGTTCTGGAAACCATCTTGCCTGGGCCGAATACTAATGCTCATTCTACTGGCGCCGATACTTTACCATACCAAGTCCAAGAAGCCCAAGGCCCATAAGGCCAATGCTCATAGGCTCTGGGACCGCAACAGTCGATGCCGAAACATTGCCTGCGAAAGATGCAGTATAGGCACCAATGGTTGTTCCGTTGATATGCAATCCGGGTGGAGTTGCAATATCAGTAAAGCCAAGGTTAAACGAGGATGGAGCGGCCAGTTGACTAGCAGTAAGAATGTCACTAGTCAGCGTCAATAGATCAGGCGGATTGTTAGCATTCACAACCAATCCAGGACCACCAGCTCCACCGAAAGCAGCATCATCGAATACGCCAGAAAGGTAATTGGTTCCAGAACAATCCGTTCCGCTAGTAAAGCAGAATGTTCCAGCATAGTGCTGAATGATTGCCCCACCTACAGCCACAGCGGCGTCAGTGCTATTCGCATCGAGACTAAATTGGACATTTCCAATAGGGCCACTAGCAAATGTCGTTACTGCAGCGATAGCATCGTCCACTACGATATGAGTGGTTGTTCCGTTGTCAGTAGCAACTACAGTATTGGTTGAGCTAGTCTGACCAAAGGTAGCGATGAGAGCGGCTTGTGCTCCTGGCGCGAATGCCATTACGAAAGCAGATACAGTAGCAAGCAGAAACGTTTTCATTCTACACCTTTGGTTGTGGGGTGGGTGGTAGTTCGTTACTTGGCCGATTTGGACGGCCACCAGGAAGTGTATTGTCCATACCAGGCTGGTTGCCAGGCAATTCGTTACTTGGCCGATTGATTGATCCTGGAAGGCCCTGATCAGGCTTCAGGCTAGGATCAACGGCAACGTAACGATAGCCATATCCTGGAACCCAAACAATTACCCAATAGGTTTGAGAGGGCAAATCGTTATTGGGACGACCAGGTTGTCCTGGAAGCGTATTGTCTATTCCAGGCTGAGATCCAGGGAGCGTATTGTCGGGACGGCCACCCTGTCCTGGCAATTCGTTACTTGGACGATCTGGAGTTACTGGTGGCCAGATTGTTCCTGGAGGAACACTACACCCAGGCGGCACCGGAACAATTGGGTGAGCCGGAACGGGTGGCGGCCAAATGCCTGGGGGTGGGGTGGGCAGACTATTGTCAATGCCTGGTTGTTCTCCAGGCAAACTGTTATCTGGCCTTCCACCACCAGGACTCACTTCGACAAAGAAACCAAAGGGCATTTGTTACTCCATCAGTTCGCTAGTGCTAGGCGTCTATTCCAATCAGACACTTTACTGGTCAACTCGTGGAAGGCACCGCTACTGGCGTCCACATAGTCGTCATGTTTCGATTCAGGAAAGGAACTCATTTCCCTCAAGTAATCTTTATTCCAAGGCCCATCCACTAGGTCAACGTTGCCAGCTTGCCATTGAGCGGAAAATGGTTCTGCTCTCGTTTCTTTTGACCCTGTCTCCCTCACTCCCTTTACTTTATGGCCAGCCAAGTATGCAATAAAAGAGGCTGCTTGATCTTTGCCTGCTTGGCCAGGATCTTGGGGCAATACAGTAACAATTCCTCTATACATAGCTCTGTCTTGAGAGGCTACATTGGCAATTATTTCTCTGACGTAATTAGCGTTCTTGCGAACGTTTATTCCGTCAGCGATAACAATTCTACCATTGGATCGTTTACCCATCAATACAGAAGCAGTGGCGTCTGGCGATGGGTTTGTTTCGCTAGGTTCAGTCGCAGCCAAGTCCCACTTTCGGACCCANGCCGTAACATCTGTAGGTATAGTGGGCAATACTTGCACAGANGTAGCTGGGAAGTATGAACCTATACTGGGCTTGATTCGCCAATTGCCGCGTAACAATCTTTCTCGTTCAACGCGCCCAAGCATATTGAGGTTGGCCCTATACTCAGGGTCCACCTCATTCAGTATTACATTATCATCTAACGTAGCCGGAATGAACGTAAATGATTTGGCTGCGAGATGAGGATACTGTAGCTCCAGCTCCTGGCGCGAATCAGCCCACAACAACTTCTCATCGTGTCTAACAAAGTAACGAATTACACCAGATCGTTCTGGTATCGGATAGCCTGTGTTCTGGTCAATATACCAGGCAACAAGATCTGCGACCCAACTATCAGCGTCTGGATTACATGTGGCCCGTATATACGGTCTCACTCCGCAAGTAGAACGATTTCTGGATAGCATATACCAGAATTGGTTCTCTGTGAAGTGTGTTAACTCATCGTAACCAATCAAACATATCTGGCTTCCCTGCCAGTCGTTGACATCCTTTTCGTTATGGAGATGACTGAAGGTTATACTGGCGCCAGAAGGAAACATCCAAGTAATACGTGGGGACATCTTGGGTGCCCCGTCTATTCTCCCGTATATACTGAAGCTAGTATCAAACAACCCACCTTTGGATGTTATTTGAACAGCCTCCCTACGGAATATTACGGCACCAAACTCTTTATAGTTCTCAACGTAACGACATGGCTCTAGTAACAAAGCATATGTCTTGCCGCCTCCGGCTGCACCTCCATATATAGCAATGTCTGCTGCTGTCGTAAGGAACTTGAATTGTGGTCCTGGTTGCGGTCCTATATCAATATTGGGATCGAAACCATCAAGCATTATTTGTTACTTCCCCATCTATAGTTGCGGGGTGCATACTGTCTCTGCCATTGTCGGGCATGAATACTCTGACTCGTTTCTCGTCAGGTCCAATTCCTTCTATTGTTACGTCCACAGTCTGTTTGGGCTTTCCATATCCCCGATTTAGTAACATTTCCCAAAGCTTCATTCGTTCTCCTGGCGGAAGGAACGGATCATCAATGGGTGTGTTAAGTAACGTTTTTGCTTGGTCAAGTATTGTAGGCGCTAGTGCTCGACACCCAATCATTACGTCCCGTAATGTGGATATACGTTCTAGACTAGTATGGGGATCGAAACCATCAGGCATCGTATATACCTATACAGCGTTACTATAGCGGCGTAACGCCGGAAGCGCCTAAAGCTATATCGTCTGGGGCGGTAACGATCGCGTTACTAGGCCGACCTTGTTTGGCTTGAGGAACGAATGTATCCTTAAACCAATACAATACATCCATACGATCATCAAACAATCTGATTTGGCTGAGAGACAATTGCTGTCTAGGAACTTTCAGCCATAGACTCCAATGTCCGCATCTCACTATACCATACTTGACTAGGTTGCGACTATACTGGTCAACAAATCCAAGAAACAAAAAGCAGTGTCCACCTTTCATTTGCCATTTTGATAGCCACGCTGCTTGTTCCGCTGCCAGTGTATTGACCAGTATAGTAGGTGTGTGCAATCGTTCTGTTAGCAGTTTTAATTCAAACCAGACAATCTTACTGTTGTTGATTTGCACGCCTCTGTCTGGCCAGCCTGCGGTGCGATTGTTCGGCACCCATAATTGAAACTCCCTGAATATCTCAGTAAAGTCTCTTGCCAAGTCTCTTTCAAGCATTGTTATGCTCCATTGTTAGGTGCTCCTGGCCCCCCATCCACTAATCGTTACGATCCAGTAAGTTACTGGGTTACCGTCGTTACCGTCTTTTCTACTAGAGTTATATTCTAAAAAATAAATAGTGGGTTTTTCTATAGTCCTAGCCAGTTTCTTATAAGACGGTAACGACAGTAACCCAGTAACTTTCGAGCCTTTTCAGCTACTTACAAAGGTTACTGAAGAAAATCCCTACGGTAACGACAGTAACCTATTGTTTCGTATATACAACAACAGTTTTACCACTGATCTTTTTTCGTTCAGTTTCATATCCCATCTTCCTCAATACTTGCCCATAACGGTTTCTCATAGCTTGGTTTATCTGCATATCAGAAATTCCTTTTCCAACACAAACATAATTAATAACATCCTTGATTGTTACTTGATTCTCATATTGAGTATTCAGATCAATCATTTCTTCAATATGTTCCCATTCCAACCATTCATGGATCGCATCACGAACCTCGATTTGTTCCTGTTGTAGAGCATTTTCTTCAGAAGTCAGAAATGGCTTTATTCCTTTCAAGTAATATTGCTCTTTGATTTGCGCAAGGATCTGTGGATATTCAGCCCTAAAAGCCTTGTGGTCTATGAAATTGTTAGTGTCTAATAATGATCTGATAGGTATAGCTCTGGTTTCGCCAGTAGGATCACGCAAATATCTATGTTCGTTTGTAGTAACGATAGTAATGCTTCTACGAGGGTGATGATTGACAAATCGCCCATATGGCGAGCGAAATGATATTTCTGTATCTGTAATTAAACGTTTCCAATCATTGAGATTGAAACGGTTCATATCCAAATCTGAGAACTCAATAACAGCGCCAGGAGCAATGATCTGAAGGAAGTCCTTATCAATTGTTTTAAGAGTAGTGCTAATATACCAATAAGAAGTGTCATTATTGTGTGGATTTTGTGGAAGTAATGCTTTACAAAACGATGTCTTACCTATGTTCTGATTGCCTTCCAAAGCGAAATAGTAACGTTGCATACATCCGGGTTCAAAACATCTCCAGACTTGGGATAATGGTAACATTCGAGCCCAAGCCGCAGACCAAGCGCCAGGAGCAGCCTTCAAGTATTTGACAACCCAGTTCGTTTGCGGATCAGTTACTCTATCAATACCATCCCAAAGCGGTAGGCTAATCATCCATTCCTTATACATATCAATTTTGTCATGATACGCTACCGCTTCAACAACATCATCTAGTCCAGACCAATGTTTCTCAGAACGAAACACATAATCATTCAATGTCTTCTTTAGTAATGTTCTGTTAACATTATCGTATGGGTAGTAAATATGTGTATTTCCATTGGTCATTAGTGGTAAATTGAACTCGTTGGTTAACGAAACCCATGGCATCTTTACGAAATAGGATTGTTCGGTCATAGTATCAATGATAAGCTTTACAACAGTGGAGGCCAGGAGAATGTCAGTTGTGTGAGATGTAGTGTATAAAATGTTACCTTTCGCATCCATCATATTTGATACGTCAGCATTAGTAAATTCAGCAATCTTGCTTTTTGTTTCTTGTCTAGTATGACCATCAATTTGATTATCAATAGCCTTGCGTATCGTTCCTTTCAATCTTGTTCCGTCAAAGGCACTTGTTATTCTCTCAATATAATGTTCTCTTTCATTCTCATCCAAAGACAATATTTCTTCAATAATGTATTTGAAATGTTCATCAAAGTATAGTTTCTTAGCAACCACATCAGCGAATGTATTGAGTTCGTAAAGTATTTCTTGTATCGTCGCCATTATTGTTTCCCCTTATCCCTCAATTGGAATAATTTCTCACGATCTTTTTTAGACATTTTGAAATCCAAACTATTGATTGAATTTCGTTTCGCAACATTCGTTACTGCTTCTCTTAAATCATCAATTTTAATTGGTTCCGACCAATTAAAGTTAGCCTCCAACCATTCCTTCAATTTCAACAATTGTTCATCATCACACAATATGTATTCTTTATCACCCATTCTGAAACTGGTCATTGTTCTTCCTCCATCTTGAGTTTTCCGTTCTTGATCCCGTCTAATATCGTTTGCATATCTTTTTGTTTGTTACCTCCCCAAGCCCGAGTAGCCAAGTATAGTTCTTCAATCACATCCTCTTCATCCAACAGTTCTTGATAGATCCATTTTCCCAATGAAGTAGATGTTCCGATTAGCCATAGATGTCTACGGCCATCCTCAATTCCAACTGATTCTCGTAACATACTGTTGAAGAAACGTTGGGCTTGTTTCTTTGTGTATAGTTCCTCCCTGCGAGCGCCAGGAGCGTTTGTTTCCTTTATCATTGTAAATTGTTTCTCACCCGATACCCATGCAATAAGCTCTTTACAAGGATCGGTGCTCGAAATAAATATAGGACGCGCGGTATAGATAGGCTGAATAGGGTGGAATAAGGCCAGATCTACAACATGTTTTAGTGGTGTAAAATGTTTCTTGAGCGATGCACAAGTTACTTTGTTACTATTCCACAAGAAAAGCCTGATACGAATACCAGGCTTTCTCAAGTATCCAGCAGAAGGAATTGCGAATGCTTCCGTATCATTCAGCCCGAGCGCCAGGAGCACAGATCTTGTATCGTCTTTCAAACATCCTGAACTGTTACCATATCCATCTATATCAAGAGCAAACCAGTTCTGAGGTTGTTCGATTATCGTAGCATCATCACCGTGATATAATCTACGTTGTTTTGACACACTATCGTCTTTGCAAACGCCACGTATCAAACAACAGTTAGGGCGGGCCAGTAGCACTTTGGCCAATTCAAGTAGATCGCCCAAACTATGCACGTTTCGATTGAAGAACTTGTAGTAATAGGCATTGTCGTATGCCTTCTCACCACCAGGGTAGATTGTTTTGGTCAGTAACTTATTATATGCGAGCGCAATCGTAACGTTATTTGTGCTCTCGTAATAATTACTAGACTCAACGGGGCCAGTAGTATATATAGAGGAACTAGACATCGGCTATCCTCCCGAAAGGATTGATGTCCGCTGCTTGGTAACAAATATTGATACCGCGACAGTATCAAGTTATCAAGCAGCGTTTCTTTTCGAGCGCCTATCCTAGACCGCTCGCGCGCGGCCGTAAACCTTATTTATTACGCAATGATAAGATCACAAAGCCACAATGTTACTGCAGTAGATCGTGCATTATACTTGTGGATGCTGTGCACTGTTGATTGGATGAATGAGCGCCAGGAGCCACTGTCCAATAACAATATAGAAAGATTGTTTGGTGCCCAGATCAGACGCACATTCAATTTCTATCGCGAAATTGCTATAGCTTGGAAACATCTAATGCCAAGTGGCACGACCCTTACGCCAGCAGGACAAAGGATCGTTACCAATTGGCGCCGAATGGAAGCAGCTATATTTGACGTCTAGTGTATTGATACCCTATCAGTAGTGATCAATGTTTTGATCGCTTCAAATAACAGTTTCCGGCCAGAAGCGGGAAAGCTTTGATACGCTTGGGATAGGAAGAAACAACAAGTAAGTATCACTTCTTGTTGTTTACATTCCGAACTAAATATTTCATCTACCTTGCGTATTGTTTTGTCTAGTTTATCTTGGTCAATATCGTCACATAACGCATACATAACATCTCTTGCATCGATCATTTCTTTATCCATTCATTTCTGGTTTCAGGAACGTTCTGTAAGCACACAATAAATCTTCAACTTGGTCGGCGGGCAATACTTGCAATGCTCTTGGCCAGTAGATGCGGCGGATGCGAAACGGCCATTTTTCATTATACTTGTGTAACAACTTCCAACCATCCAATACTCCAGCGTGTAAATAGAGTTGTTCTGGCTCCAGTTTCAAATAGGCACCAATTCTTGTCGCCACATCGTAATGGGTAACAGGACCAATGCCCTTGATCAATAGCAATTCGAGATGATCGAATAGCTGATCAAACGAAACAATATTTCTTGGTTCTGTTCTCGCAACAATAACGTCACACCACTTCATCAATACTTCATTCTTGACTTTGGATTGGTGATTATGTTTCTTGTTCAATTCATTGCGAGAGTAGCAGGCTCGCCATACTGCCTCTTCAAAAGAGTCAGCTTTTACACAGTAATCAACAACAGTATCTCTGAACTTCTTGGCATCGCCTTCAATGAAGCGCATTTGCCAATCCTCGACAATGGCTTCCAAACTATCCAAGGGTCGTTTCGGAGGCACATTGCCAAACAAACGATCAGGACGCATCTCAATTCTCCACAGCTTCACAGCCATAGTCTAGTGGACCCCAGCATTTTCTACATTTGGCGAGTTTCCATCTATCCTCTTTGTATTCTTCTGGCCTTGGCATTATTTGTTTATTACCACATTTTTGACAAGTTCTAATCCACATTCGTTGTAAGTTACGCATCAGACACTCCATATACGTTCGTATATACGATAGTATAGATGTGCTACTGGCGCCCCCTATACAAGAGCGCCAGCAGCAGTTTCGTTACTTGGAAGGACTGTTCTTGATAGCCCAATAGTTCGGATTGGGGCTACCATCTTCCAATGTTTCGGGTTCGTTCTCATGATACAAAGCAATAAAGCCGTGCATCAAGTCCCAGTCCCAATGGTTACGTCCAGGACCGCGGAACCTTTCCTGAGTTCTTGTAGAGAACTGCTCAGGAAAATCCTTGCAAGCCATATACTCATTATAGGTCATTCCGTCTTGGTATAGTTGCCAAGAGAAATAACCCATTGTTCCTTCCGCGCGCGGATTGTCTACCATCTTGCGCATACGCAATCCGGCAAATTGTGTAGATGTCCGCCCGCCAGGAGCACGAGGCGAACCATCCGCTTTGGTGGTCCGCTTTTGTTTCGGCGCAAGCTTGTTCGATTGGGTATTGTAGATGTGGAACCCAATCTCAGTAATACTGAGCGAATCAATCTGTTTCGTCTCAGGATTAGTGTGAAGCTTAACAATTCCCCTCTGAGCAAGGTTTCGATTGTTACCTGGCTCAAAGAATGACTTGCGCAACTCCTCAGGAACGTTCTCCAAAGGTATTGGAGTATCAAGCGCAATATTGTCACCTTCCGGCAACAACTTCAGCAACAAAGCAACATTCAGTATTTCTTGCGAGGACAGCCGCTTTGGGCTCGAAACAGACTTGGCGCGTTCCACACGCGCCTCAGCAGCTGCTTCCTCAGTTGCTTTGTGCTCCGCTTCATCCACAATCGTTACTGCAGGATAATCAGTCACCTGAGTAGCATTGGGATCTGGCGCGCCAGGAGGCAAGAAGTTGTTATCTGGCGCTGTGCTCTGTGTAGTAGACATTTCAGTGTTATTCCTGTGTCTATTGCGTTTTGTGGACACTATTGACTCCCATCATTTTACTGTCAAAGAGCGCGCGACAAGATCGTTCTCCTATCGCACCATAAGTCTAGCCGATTTCGTGGGCCGGGTAAAGATGTGGAGTTCAACTATCCGTGATCGGAACAATTCTAGTTAGGCGACAACTCCTAGGCGCGCTATAATCTATCTGTAGGAGGAACAAATGAAATACTATGTATACATCATATTTGATTGGGATGGTCTTCCATTGTATATCGGACAAGGCCAAGGCGATAGATGGATAATGCATGAAAGATCAGCCGCTAACGGCAAGCCTGGATTCATGTATGACATCCTACGAGAGATGCAAGATGCTTGGATGGAAATTCCAAAGGTCAAAATCCATGAATGTTTAGATGGCGAAACAGCACTCAAATATGAACATGCCTTGATCAACGCCATCGGTGTCATGCCCAACGGTCCCCTGACCAACAAACAAGTCAGCCTCGTCTCTTTTCATAGATCCGTCTAAAAACTATGTAGAACGTATCCAGTCCGGATCATCTTACCATTCTGAAATCCAACCAATAAGTCATTGAAAAGACTTCAAAAATTGGATGCAGAACGTAACGCGAACACAAAGGGATCAAACGCGAACGTGGACAGGGCCGCTAGGGTAGTAGCGGCCCAACCCCTAGGCCCACTCTAGAGCCATCCTAGCACACCTAGCGTTGGTGCCCCGTTCCGCCCCTCCCCGTTGGAGCGCCAGGAGCCACCAATAAATTAACATTTGGTAATCTTTCCTGCTTCCTGGCGCCCAGACAGCCGCCAATCGTCCATAATTGATTGATATATCTAGCTGAAATCCAGTCTATTTTTTTAGACGGCCCCAAACCACGCCTATAGACGCGGGGCAAAATATGTGTATAATCGGGGACGTGGCCGGGGAGAACCGGCCGGACGGAAAGCGTAACGATCTTTGACAGGCGAATAGGATACCTCGGGGACCGCTAGGGCAAGGCTACGCTCGCGCGGTCCCCTAGGGTAGCCCTAGCGGCGGTCCCCTCGGGGACGCGCCCTAGCGGCCACCCTAGTTGGCCTAGGCTCATAATTCGTCCCCTCGGGGGCGGGTGCCTCGGGTGCAGAGCCGTAAGCCCCATTGTAGCGAAAGCGGGAATTTTGGGGATCGTAACGGACCACTCGCGTTGGGTGGCCTAGGTCAGTGAGGTATCTAGTTCGCCGCATTCTTTGAAGCGGTGCATACGGTAACAAGTAGATCACGGGAGTGGCTTGGATGGACAGCCCCCGTTGATATTTGTTACCGATGCATTAGTGAATCTGGTCTACTCGAAACGAAAATGGCGCTGAGCCTAGCGTTAGGCTCCATTCACCGTTTCGAGATGTCCGTTGTTCCTTTCTAGGAACGTGCCTGAGCCGAAAGGTTCAGGCACGGTAATGTGGCGCGTCTATGCATTCGTATATACGCACGGTGGCAAGCCCGAAAACACAGAGCCATTCCCTAGAAAGGTTATTTGTTATGTTGAACATCG